ACACCGTGTGCTGGTGGACGTGGAGCAGATTGCGTGAGAAGACGAGGGTGATCTGGGAAAGAAAATAGCGAAACTGAATAAACCGCTTGTGAACAGGATTGTCGGACACGGTGAGGAGCAGGTTGACCAACTTCTGGCAAACCCGCTCAACTTCCGTCTGCATCCCGATAACCAGCAGCAAGCTCTTGCCGGTGCGATTGATGACATCGGCTTCATTCGTTCTGTAACGGTCAACCAGCGCACTGGCAGGGTCGTGGACGGGCACTTGCGCGTCACACTTGCGGCGCGTTCTGGTGTGGAGTCATTACCAGTCGAGTACGTGGATTTGAGCGAGGCTGAGGAAGCGCAGGCGTTGTTGAGCCTTGACCCTATTGCGGCAATGGCGGCAAGCGACAAGGCGAAGCTGGACGAGTTGATGCGCGCGGTGCAAAGCGATGACGAGCGTGTGCAGGCGATGATAAGCGAGATTGCGATCAAAGAAAATCTATTCATTCCTGACGAGTTTCCAGAATACACGGAAGACGTTGAGAATGACGTTGAATACCTGACTTGTCCTGAATGTGGGCATAAGTGGCCGAAGTAAACGAGTATCTGACAATTCTGGAACAGGCTTGGCAGGAACACTTAGAGCCTAAACCAGATAACGCGCCAACTGTAATATCTACTTTCGCAGGTTGCGGTGGATCTTCGTTAGGCTATTCAATGGCGGGCTTTCGTGAATTACTGGCTATCGAGTGGGATGACAATGCGGTTGCCACGTTCAAGTTGAACTTTCCTGAGGTGCCAGTTTATCACGGTGATATTGCGAAAATAAGTGTTGAGCAGGTGCTGGAAATGACTGGACTTCAACCAGGTGAACTTGACGTGTTCGATGGATCACCGCCTTGTCAAGGATTTTCAACGGCTGGCAAGCGCGTAATGGATGACCCACGTAACCAGCTGTTCAGGGAGTATGTGCGCTTATTGCGAGGACTGAAACCGAAAGTGTTCGTTATGGAAAACGTGAGCGGAATGGTCAAGGGCAAGATGAAACTAATCTTCGCTGACATTCTGCGAGAGTTGAAAGCAAGCGGTTACAAGGTGAGTGCAAGACTGCTCAATGCGATGTATTTCAATGTGCCGCAGTCAAGGCAGCGGCTGATATTTATCGGCGTGCGTGAGGATTTAGGCATTGAGCCGAGCCACCCGAAAGCGGAAAGCAGACCGTTCACAGCAAGAGAAGCAATTGACGATTTACCTTTGGGCGAACCTCAAGGCGGTGAAATGTTTCAAAAGCTATGGAATCTTTGTGCTCCTGGCAAACAATTGTCAACAGTTCACCCAAAACATCATTGGTTTGATGAACAAAAATTATCACCACTCAAGCCAGCTCCAACGATAAAAAAAACAGTAATGGTGAACGGTGGAAGTGGTGCTAATCATTGGGCGGTTGCAAGGAAATTAACAATTGATGAAATTATGCGACTCACATCATTTCCAGACAATTACAAAATGGTTGGTGAATATCCGCAAAAGTGGGCACGCATCGGTAACAGTGTTCCGCCGCTCTTTATGCGGTCAATCGCAAGGCATATCAGGAATGAGATTTTAGACAATGTCCGACAGTAATACAGCGCAGAACAGCGCACCTGGGTGACCATTCAAAAAAGGCGATTCCCGCATCAACCGCAAGGGACGACCTAAGAACTTTGATACTGTCTATTCAGACAGTGATACACTTTAGAGAAATGAGGTGTCTATATGTCTCACGGATTGCAATTTACGACTGATCAAATTATCGAGGCACTTGAAAAAACGCGAGGTGCGGTGTATCTGGCTGCGGATAACTTGGGATGTAACGCTAAAACAATTCAGCGCAGGGCGCAGAAGGTTCAAGCCGTCCAAGAAGTGATCGAAAAATATCGCGAACGTAGGACGGATCTGGCTGAAATGAAGCTGGAGTCTGCGATAATAAATGGCGAACAATGGGCGATTGTATTCCAGCTTCAAACGCAGGGAAGGAATAGAGGGTACGTAAAGAGAGTTGAGGAAGAGCGGATTTTAAATCCGGAGGAGTCAAGGCTTGCATCAATATCGGACGAAGAACGAATTGCGCGAATTGCTTCCATATTTGACCAAGCAGCAGCTCGAAGAGATAAGAATACTAACGGATGATATCTCGCCGGATCCTGTTGATTGGATTCAGCAAAATGTGTTCGTTCCTGAATTGCGAGGTCCGATCCAGCTTGCCCCCTATCAGAAGTGGGCTTTGGATGAAGCTCTTGCAGTTGAGGCCGATGGCACGTTCCGCTATTCGACCATTGTTTGGTCGGATATCAAGAAATCTATCAAGTCAACGATTGCCGCTGCAGTTGCTTTGTGGAGAGCGATGCATACGCCGTGGGGATCGATCCTGATGGTTGCGAATGACCTGAAGCAAGCTGACAGTCGGGTTGGCTACTATCTGCGAAGGTCGATTGAGTTGAACCGCGAGCTTGCGGAGAAATGCAGGGTGAGAGGCTATCGGATCGAATATCCGAACGGCGCCTTCTCGGAGAGCATCCCGATTGATCCCACGGGCGAGGCAGGGTCAAACGCGGACATGGTCGTGTTCTCTGAGCTATGGGGAAGTCACAGCCGGGCGCAAAGGAGAATGTGGACTGAGATGACTTTGCCGCCCGCCAAGTTTGGCAAGTCGTTTCGTTGGGTGGAGACGTATGCTGGATATGAGGGGGAGAGCCTTTTACTGAGGCAGTTGTACGATCTGGGGACGGATTCCAAGCAGGGAGGGGAGCCGATCCCGAACTCGTTTGATCCTCCGCTGAATGTTTTCAGGAACGCTGAGGCGCGGCTATTTCTGTTGTGGAACGATTATCCCCGCCTTCCCTGGCAAACGCCTCAGTACTACGCTGAGCAGGCGAAAATTCTGGAGCCGTCTGAGTTTGATCGAATTCACCGAAATCAATGGACGTCCTCGATGGGCAGCTTTGTCCAGGCTGAGCAGTGGGAAGCGTGCCGGGGTCCGATGGGCGTATTTGACAGACACCGCCCGGTTATCGTGGCTATGGACGCGTCGGTATCCGGGGACTGCTTCGGCGTGCTTGCGCTGGGGAGGATGAACGGGATCAGCGAGGTCGCTGAGTGCCGGAAGTGGACGCCGCGCGGAGGGAAACTTTCCTACGATGAGCCAATCGCCTATCTGAGGTATCTCGTGGAGCGTTACAATGTGATCGAGGTCGCTTATGACGAATATCAATTGCACTCGACGGCCATGAACCTGAGGCAGGAACTGGTTACCTTCTTCAGGTCTTTTGGTCAGGGTCAAGAGCGGCTGGTGGCTGATAAAGCTCTGAGGGACGCCATTCTCGCTAGAGAAATTCTGCATCATGGAGAGGAAGATCTGACGGAGCACATCTTGAACGCGCTGGCCAAGAGTGAGGGGGAAAAGCTGCGCATCGTAAAAAAATCTGAAAAAGCCAAGGTCGATCTGGCGGTCTGCCTGTCCATGGCGCATGATCGGGCGGTAAAGAGCGGGCTATGAAACACGTGGGAATCGATCTGAAGCTGACGACCATTCAGGCCATTCGCGTTCTGATGGCGGTTTTGGAGAGCGATTTCATTGTCCACGTTCCGGAGCATTACCGAACGATACTGGCGCATCTGGACACTTATTTTGATCTGCGCTACGTCATCGGGCTGGATGACGTTCCCGTTGTGAAGGTGGAGATCGATCACGCCAGGCCGAACTGCAAGATCGGAGAGATTGAACGTCCGCTGATCTACTCGCATGCCGCGTTTCGCTGGTGCCGGCGCGTCTGGAATAAGCGCACGATTGAGAGCCTGTTTATCGGCCACATGACAGAGCACAGGGCCAGAGTGCTGCGCGGCTGGTCATTCATGAATCCTGTCATCGTGGCGTCGGAGCGCGGAAGGACGTTTCCGATCAAGGCCTGGGATGAGGACTACTATCGAGGGATGGGGCGGGCGAAATTTGTGCTTTGTCCGGACGGGGATTACGTTTGGACCTACAGGTTCTTCGAGGCGGTGATGTGCGGCTGTATTCCGGTTGTAGAACACGAAACGGCGTTATATAATGATCTTATACATTACTCGGGGCAGGCGGTGTACGATGAGCGCGTTGTTGAGGAGAATTTCCAGCGAGCCGAACGGCTGCTGACCATTCCGCTGTCTGAATTAAACGAACAGCTTGCGAGGGCGACATGAGCGAAGTATCAGAGGTGCTATCGAAATCGGTTACAGCGGCAGACTATTCTGTCTTGCATTTCATGCTTCCCTATTTCAGTCAGGGAGGGGAAGCCGCGCTCCCTCCAGCGTTGCCGGAATACTGGTCTTTTTACCGCGATCAGGTTCTGCTGGCAACGATCACGGCTGAATCCATGTGGGCTTCGGCCGTGTCGATTGCCTGCACGAAAATGGCGTCCGCTTCGTGGGAGGTGGAGGGGGATATCCGCTTGCGGGTAAAGCGAGCACATGAATTATTTCAGAATATCGATTTGCAGAGGGGATGGACCAAGTTTATATCCAAGCACCTGTCCAGCTATCTCTGCACGGATAACGGGGCTTTCATCGAGATCGTGAGAGCTTCGACCTCTCTGAACAGTCAGATCATCGGTCTGGTGCATTTGGACCCGCTGAGGTGCATGCGCACGGGGGATCCGGAGAGGCCCGTCATTTATCGGGACGCGCAAGGAGTGATGCACGAACTGGAGAGGCATGAGGTCATTGATATCGCGGACACGCCCGATCCGCGGGAACTGTTTTACGGCGTCGGCCATTGCGCGGCTTCCAGAGCGTATCCGCACATTATCAAGATGGCCAGCATTGAAACTTATATCTATGAGAAGGTTACTGGCCGTAAGATCAAGGAGGTTCACTTCGTTTCCGGCATAAACGACACGCAGATCAAAAACTTTGTCGCGGCGGCCGAGCATCAAGCGGACGCGAAGGGGCTGGTGGCGTACATGGGAGCGGTGATGGTCCCGGTCCCGATGGACCGCGCACCGGACGTGGCGACTGTTCCGCTTGCAGAGTTTCCGGACGGCTTTAATCGCAAAGAAGAGTTTGATATCGCTGTTCTGGCGTATGCAGATGCTATCGGTTTGGACGTTCAAGACTTGCAGCCTATTTCCGGAAGGCCTTTGGGAACCGCTACGCAAGCGGAGGTTTTGAGCGACAAGGCTGCTGGCAAAGGGCTTGCCTCGTGGAAAAATGACTTCGTTCATTCGATGAACCTTTGGGTATTGCCGGATATGACCACGATGGCTTTTATCGAAAAGGATTGGAGAGATAAACAAAGCGAGGCCGCGTTCAATCAAACGACCGAGCAGTACGTGTCCGAATCGGTGGTGAATATGATCCTTACGCCGTCTCAAGGGCTCCAGGCTTTGGTCGATGCGAATGTTTACCCGAAGGAATTTCTGCCAGAGGATACTACTCCGGATACGGACTTGGCTGATACTGAGAAGCCGGACACGGGTGAAGCTCCGGAAGAAACGCCTGAAGTTGAAACGCCTGAAATTGAAACGCCGGAGGTCAAGGATTATGTAGATGATGTGTTAGAAGCTACACGCGAGGAAGCTGAAAAGCTGGCGAAAAAAATCAGTACGGAGGCTAACGATGAGAGTTGAGGGCGGTCCTGCAAAACCAGTTGTGATTGTCAATAACGAAGCGGCGGTTGAAACGCTGCTGAACCTGCTTCTGTACGGCAAGACCGGAGATGACACGGTCCAGCCGGCTGTTTTGGATGCTTATACCCATGCACTGACGATGATGGATTATCCGCATCACGAAGTGCATGCTGGAAATCATTTCTTCTATACGGAGAAGGGCGCTTGAACTTTGAGAAGATTGTAACGATTGCTTATCTGATCGTTGCGTTGATCCTTGTTATTGTCTGCTTGATAGGAGCGTGGTTGATTGGGCCTTGATACGAGTAAATACCCTCCTGATTTCGGCGCGTTGCTAAGCACTTTTAATAAAGAGTGCGATGTTCTAATACGCCGTTATAAGACGGGCAAAATTACGCTGTCTGTCTGGAGAAAAGAATTCGAAAAGCTACTGGCAAAGTACGGTCAGGCTGCCAGAATGTTAGGAACGGGAAGGTTTGAATTTTCTGGTAACGAGGTTGAACGAGCAAAGGCGTGGCTTGCTTCTCAGCTTGGGTATCTGGATAATTTCAATACAGTTATTGCGAGTGCGTCTGAATATAACCCTGCCTGGGAAAGCCGGGCGCGGTTATACGGGGCATCGACTGTTACAGAATATTGGGAAGGCAAAACGGAGGATTTGCCTCTTCCTGCTATGCCTGGGCAGGGAACGCAATGC